GTGATATCCCCCCATACACTACACCTCAGAGCACAATTAATTTTACTATTAGTATACTCCCGTGAAACATTTCCGTGAAACATCGTCACAGTGTATGGGAGGAGATGGAGCAACCCAACAGATCTCCGGTGGAGTGGGTGAGGTTGGAGAGACTAAAAAGACTTAACAACCATACTACGATTGTAGTATATTTCAACTTGACAATCATACTACAATTGTAGTATATTTCAATTAGAAGGGAGGTGTGATCCAGTGAGTCTATATACACAAATGGAGGGAATATCATTCCGGGAATATGATTTTACCAATAAACAGGATGCTATCAATGCCTATTGTTTTGATATGATGGATAGAGTAGCCTCTATGTTTGAATATTCCGGAGATATCCCGGAGAGTTTCAAACCGGAGTTTATGGACATCTATCTCATGTATTATGGGCATTGCTGCATATTCAAGCATGACGGTAATCTATATGTATCGTTTGGAAACTGGGCGGATAAACCTGATCCGTACTATATACCGACAAAATATACTATAGCAGATCCTTATCTCAAGCCCGCACAATCAAGTTTCCAGTACACTGACGGAGAGGATTGTATCATAGTCAAAAACGATGAGCACGCAAGGGGACTTAAAGCATTATTTGAAAAACATGCCACTTTACTAACTGAGAATGATATCTCAAGATTGCTTGCGGAATATAACAGCAGAGTCCAGGATCTTTTGTCTGCTGAGGATGATCGGACAAAGGCATCTGCTGAGTTATTCCTAAAAGGGATAAAAGACGGTAAACTCGGTATTATATCAAGTAATGCAATGTTAGACAGTTTCCAGGCATACAGGCAGACATCCGGGAGCAACACTACACTCTTACCTTTGATCGAGCATCATCAATATATCAAGAGTGAGTGGTTGGCAGATATCGGTCTTGACTCAAACTGGAATGGTAAAAGAGAGGCGGTCAACTCATCAGAGGCAGCACTCAATAAAGATTATCTTATGCCCCTCATAGATCAGATGTTGCTCCAGAGACAAAAAGCACTTAAGAGACTCAAAGATTTATGGGGATATGATATCAAGGTGTCTTTAAGTTCATCCTGGGAGACAAACTCCAAAGAGGAAGATGCTGAGCTTGAGGCTCTTGAAAATGCAGCGGATGATACTCTGGATAATACTGAGGGAGGTGATAAAAATGTGGATCCCGGCACCGATACCGAAACTTAAAAGCATATTCACAATCACAAATGGAGTATTCTCACGTTTATCATCTCTTGATGATATTCCCTGGGGATCAGATACAGAGCTTGCCGGACAGCTTGACCTTTTGTATCTGGGTAATCATTCCGGGAACAGATATGTATCTCCTATCTTAGTCAAAGATGAGGATGAGCTAACAAATGAGTATCTGGACGATGTAATCTCGGCAGCTTATACAATGTATAAGAACAAATGGACTCGTCTCTGGGCTCTTAATGAGAGTCAATACAATCCGCTTGAGAATTATTCAATGGAGGAAAAGCACACCGGCAATGATACAAAGCTTGATACTCCCACCAACTGGAAAGATACGGAGACAAAAACTCCTACAGATTGGAAAGAGACAAGGGAGCATAAGACCGGTCAGAATGGTTATTCTGAAACTGAGACACAGACTCCGCATGATTGGAAAAGGACAACACAGGCACAAAAAACGGATAACGAGTCCGATACAACCACATCCGTATATGCTATGAATAGCACAGATCCCGTCCCCTCTTCCAATACAAGCACAACACTCAAAAATAAGACTACAGATGAGCAGACCGGAACATATGACACCAAAAAAGAGATTGAGGGTATGCTCATCGATGAGACTTCAACCACAGGTACATTTAAGACAGAGACAGAAAAGACCGGAACATATGAGTCAAAGACAACTTATGACACTACTTTAAAACGTTCCGGCAACATCGGAGTGACGACATCGCAACAGATGGCACAGTCTGAGATAGAGCTCTGGAAGTGGTTATATTTTGAGGATGTATTTAAGGATCTTGATAAGATCCTAACATTAGACACATATTAAAAAGGAGGAAAAACAATTATGAATGGTGGTTATGTGATTTTGGACGCTGCCGGTATTGATCTTACCGCACAGTCAGCAAAAACAGTATCCGGTATCTTTGCAAAATGTCAGGAGGCATTTGATACCGGCAAGCCCGTGTTTGCTTATAATCTCGCATGGGGTACGGACAGTAACAAGAAGCTCTCTCCTCTCCCTGTATTTTTGCAGAAGTGGAGCAGCACTCTTTTTGTAGCAACTTGCAGTATCTTAAAGGTCAATGTAACAAATGAGGACTCTGTGACAGTAGAGTCTCTTGTATCGTAAAGGAGGGAAATAATAATGACAGTTCAGCAGGTTTATGAGTTAGTAAACTCAATGCAGCAGGAGGTACTCGGAGAGGATTCTGTCCTTAATGAGAATTTATCCAACATCGTTGATATCGGTGATACCATCATCAACAAGATAGGATATGAGAATGCTGCAAAAACATTAGTGGATCATATCGGTAAGGTACAGTTTGTGATCCGTCCGTATAACGGTAGCGTTCCCAGTGTATACAGGGACGCATGGGAATATGGTTCCATCATGGAAAAGATCCAGGCTGATATCCCGGACGCTGAGGAAAATGAGTCTTGGGAGCTTGAGGATAGAGCTTCTTATGATGAGAATATCTATTACAAGCCGGACATATCCGCTAAGTTTTACAACGGATTATCGACATTCGAGATCCCTCAGAGTTTAGCAGATAAACAGGTCAAGAGTGCATTCTCATCCGCTACACAGATGAACAGCTACGCCTCAATGATCATGGATGCATCCCAGAAGGGCACAGCTCTTAAACTGGATGCTCTGGTAAGAGGGACAATCAATTATGCTATAGCCTCAACAATCAATGCAGAGTTCACCGGAGGCTCCGGTATCACAGGGCATTCAGGAGTTAGAGTTATCAATCTTTTGCATCTGTATAATCAGGCAAACGGAACAAATTATACATTTGCACAGGCTATCCTTATCCCGGACTGGATAAGATTCTGCACATACATGATATCTCTGTACATGGGACGTATGTCTAAGATGTCAACTCTCTTTAACCTGGGAGGTAAGAAGAGATTCACTCCTAAGGATCTCATGCATCTTGTATTGCTTGATGATTTTGCCGAGGCATCTAAGATCTATCTCCAGAGCTCTACATATCATGATGATCTTGTAAAGCTCAAGGGTTTTGAGACGGTTCCGTTCTTCCAGGGTTCCGGTACCGGATACGCTCTTGCAGATATCTCAAAGATCAATGTGACTATCAAGACCGCAAACGGTACTCAGGCGGTTGAGGCATCCGGTATCCTGGGATGTATCTTTGATCATGATGCTCTTGGTGTCACCAATCTCAATCAGAGAGTAACATCAAAGTACAACGCTAAGGCGGAGTTCACCAATACATGGTATAAGACAGATGCTCATTTCTTCAATGACGGAGATGAGAACATGATCGTATTTGTAGCAGCTTGATGATGTTTTGTTCATAACACGGAAACAGAGGGAGATAATATCTCCCTCTTTCCGTATAAAATAACGGTTTTACCGTAGAAAGGAAGTGTATTTAATTGGCTATTGAAACAATACAAATAGACGGCTTTACTGGGGCAAGCGATTACACGCCGTCGAGTTTGGCAATAGATTTTCAGGACTTTAGAACGGTAGCGTTTTTTACACAAGGTGAAGATTTAAAGCAAGCGAGTGCCGGCACTATAATATCAAATGATTATTTGCAGATTATAAAAGAGAGTGACGGAAGTATTGTAATCAATATAAATGATGCTGGCACGTGGAAAAATAATTTTCCGCAAGGCGTTTATAATACAAACGATTATTTATCGGCAAGTCTTTTGTTTGCAATAGATAATGACACGCAAAGAGGAACTATATATCAAGCGATAAGTATTCCGGGCGGATATTACGCTATACAATCTCAAACAGTATTTACCCAAAATAATACTTATGCTATGTATTTAGCGTTAACTAATAGTTTACCCGTTTTGTATAATTGGCAATCCGTGCAGGCAATCTCCGGCAAAAATGGGATTTTATCCCTCACCCAGATCACAGATGAGGCAATAGGAGATGGAAGTCAACAGATGCATCAGCCTTATGAGAGCATCCTCAGATTTACAGATCAGAGTAATATCCGTCAGCTCATCCGCAATCTTCCACAGAATGAGAGGAGAGTCATTGCATACTCCGGATTGAACAGATTAGAAGTTATGTGGCATGATTCATCACAGTATCCGGATAATGCAGAGTATACTCTTTACTTTGTAAACCACTATGGAGAGGGAAACAATCAGTATTATTCTACAATCTACCAGATAGACGGATCTCTCCCTTATGACGGTACTGAGGATAAATATCTGTCTATGATCATAGACCGGGAGAATGAGGTTGCTAAGTATTCAGAGGTTACGCTGATCCATGATCCTACTATCCCGGAATATAACAATACTGTTAATTATTCTTATTACAGTCCGAGCTCCTCAGAAATGGCAGCTCTTTATCTGTTCATCATAGGCGGAGATGATGAGCCACAGGATGAGGATGATCCATATGCATCCGGTAGTACGGACGGAGGCGGAGACGGTAACCCGTTTCAACCTCAGGATCACTTAGGCCTTAATAATAAGCCTACAAAGTCAGGACTTAATCTTGGGTTTGTTACCTTATATAAACCGACAGAGACACAGCTTGATGATATCGCCCGGTTTATGTGGAGCGATGATGTCCTGGATAACTTCAAAAAGTATTTTAATAATTTTGCGGACAATATCATCTCACTCATGATCATTCCCTACAACCTTACATCCTTACCGAGTAAAAAGTTTAAAGTGGGAAACATGGAGTCAGACGCATCATCTCTCCAGAGTGTGGAGTATGTCACTGACAGATACGTTGATATTGACATGGGTGACTTCTACATAGACAGGAAATGGGACTCATATCTGGATTGCTCACCATATACCAAACTTGAGATATATCTCCCTTATTGCGGTACTCACTCTCTGGATACCGATGAGATACTTTATCCGGCAAACCTGGACGGATTTATTCCGGATACTCAGGGAGATCCTCATCTGCATATCAATTATAGATTGGATGTAGCAACCGGTAATATAGTAGCTACTCTCTTAGTCAATGACGAGATACGGTATCAGTTTACAGGTAAGTGTGGAATGACTGTCCCTCTGACCGGAGCAGATTATCAAAACCTTGTACTTGGCAGCATAACCGCCGGAGCCGGTCTCGCTGCTACGATTGCATCCGGTGGAGCTACTGCTCCTATGACTATGAGTGCAGCGGTAACAGGCACAGTTATGTCTCAGAAGCCTAACAATTACAGATCCGGGAATATGTCCGGAGATATATCAAGGCTTGGATATGATACGCCTTATCTGATCAAGACGATACCCAACTTACCGGAGATCAAAAATCAAAAATCATTTACCGGATATCCCTCTTACAGATACGGCAGCATCGGATCATTCTCAGGGTTTACACAGATGATAGAGGCACATATTGATAATATATCCTGTACCGATGCGGAAAGAGATAAGATAATGGCATACTTAAGGGAGGGTGTGATCATATGACGATATTATTGAGACGGACATTTTCAGAGAATAACAGACTTACAAAAGTATTTGCTGAGGAGGTCGACAAAGAGTTTGTCGGATATCTCCGGGAGGCTGCTGATGTTCTCACTCCCAAAATTAAAATTGAGACTTCTGATGATCTCTCAAGATATAACTATGCTGAGATATCGGACTTCCATAGGAAATATTTTGTTTCAGTGCAGCTCATCCAGAAGAACATATGGGAGTTATCCTGTGAGGTTGATGTATTGTCCACTTATGCTTCCCAGATCAAAGATTGTTATGGGATAGCTAAGAGAACCGGAAAGAATAACAAAATAAACTACTATATGAATGACGGAGCATTTTATACCGAACAGAGGCAGATAGTGACATATCATGCATTCAAGAAGTCCGGAGATTTTGCAAAATTATCAGATGATACTTATTATCTTTTTGTTGCCGGAGGTTAATTATGAAGGAGAAATTAAACTATGTGACTTTAGAGAGGATCAAGAGGGAACATGCACATTATAACTGGATGATCGGAGAAAGATCCAACGGTAAAACATTTGCTTGCTTAGAGGAGATCATCAAGAACTATGCAAAAACCGGAGAACAGGGAGCACTTATCAGGAGATGGAAAGAGGATTTTAGAGGTAAGAGAGGTCAAGTCATGTTTGCCGGTCTTGTCTCAAAGGGAGTTATCAAAAAAGCTACGTCCGGGGAATATACGGACGTGGCTTATTACTCCGGTCAGTGGTTTTTTGCCCGGGTGGATGAGGAGCTTAATAAGCTGATAAAAGCTCCGGAGCCTTTTTGTTACGGTTTCGCTCTGTCTGAGATGGAACATGATAAATCTACATCATATGATAAGATAACTACTGTTGTATTTGATGAGGCTATAAGCAGACAGGGTTATCTTGTTGATGAGTTCGTAATATTCTGCAATGTATTATCAACCATTGTCAGAGCACGAAACAATGTAACCGTTTATATGTTGGGAAATACAGTCAATAAGTATTGTCCTTATTTCAAAGAGATGGGACTGAGTTCTGTTGATAAGATGCAACCCGGAGAGGTAGAGGTATACAAGTATGGAGACTCTGACCTCAAGGTTGCTGTCCAGTTTACAGACTCACTCTCCAAAAAGGGTAAAGCCTCAGACGTATATTTTGCATTTAATAATCCGAAATTGCAGATGATAACCGGACAGGGGCAGGTCTGGGAGCTTGAGATATATCCTCACTGTCCGAGAAAATATTTCAGACAGGATATCATATTTACATATTTTATCGATTTTAATAATGAGCTTTTACAGTGTGATATTGTAACCGTCAAGGATGAAACATTCACATTTGTACACAGAAAAACCGGTAAGATAAAATATCCGGAGGATGATCTTGTTTATACCTTAGCGGACTCTCCCCGGTTGAATGTACGAAAATATATCAATCAGCCTTTTGACAAACTCGGCAAAAAGATATATTATTTTTATCAGATATACAAGGTCTTTTACCAGGATAACGACGTAGGAGAGCTTGTACGAAACTATATGATGCAGACAAAGAAAGGAGCTTGAGAGATGGATTTTAATACTATCATAGCAGCTATATCAACCGTAGGGTTTCCCATTGTATTTTGTATCATGCTTTGGAAAACGAACAGAGATACCCAGTCAGCTCATGAGGTGGAGGTTAAAAACCTTATGAGCTCAATCGATAAGCTCACATTAGCTATTCAGAGATTGTTTGATAAGATAGGAGGTGGAGATATTGACGGCAAGGGATAAATATCTGATCAAGATAAAAAAGATAGCGGATAGGCGTGATCCTTATGTATGGGGCGGACAGGGACAGCTCCTCAGAAAAACACCAATATATAAGATTGCGGAGATGGAGAAGAGTCAAAAAGATTTTATCCGGGTATGTAATTATATACACGGCAGAGTCTCTCTGGGAGCTGATATGAGATCTTGCAGGATCTGGGACTGTTCCGGACTCGTCACATATCTCCTCATGAAGCTTCATGTGATAAGTGGGGACACCACAGCACAGGGACTTTATAACATGTACACAAGGCATATATCACTTGACAGCCTCTCTCCGGGTGATCTTGTATTCAAGGGAGCGGATGTCAATCATATAACCCATGTAGCTACTTACATAGGTAACAATAAGATCATTGAAGCAAAAGGCAGAGATGATGGAGTGTGCTATTCATTATTTGTTAAATCTCAGTGGATCGCTGCCGGAGATCCGTTTGATTATTGATTGCTCTCTACACATAGTATCTCCATAAAAGAGAGGTGTACATTTTATTGTACACCTCTTTTTCCTTAGTATATCTCTTTATCCAGGGATGATATATAATCCTTGAATATCTGATTGATACCGAGCTCATACTCCTGATCCTCAAGATGGATATATGAGAGCTCATCATATGTCCCAGTATTTCCCAGATAATCAGTTATCTCTCCGGAGCACTCCTCATCAATATATGTGTGAGTGAGTTTCCCTGTATAACCGGATGGTATCTTGAGCTTATCATCAAATACATCAAAACACTTATCAAAGGTCTTATACTTATCCAGAAGATAGGGGACGGTCACCTTTTTATTGAGACCGGATACTGTGATAGACAGTTCAACCTCTTGAGTCTTTTTGTTCTTCTTCAACGTCATATATCTTTTAGCACCTAAAGTTTTAAATCCGCCCTTACCGGATACTCCATCATCATAATATCCCTCAAAATCCCAGACACCTAACCATTTCTCCTCACCGTCTACTGTCTTAGGATGGCACAGCTCCAGAGGGAGACCATGATACTCCATTGCCTCCTTTAGGAGCACTTTACAGTGACGGTTATAATTATCTATATATCTCTGATGTCCGGGGATATTTGAGGCTTTTATCGAGTCTGTGTCGGAATAGATATAATCATCTCCGAATTCTATTATAGCCATCCACAAATTATGCCTTGCAATGGAGGTAACGAATATTCCCCAGGGATAAAATAAAAACCTGTTTTTCTTATTATTGTACTTTTCAATAGTTTCCTCAAAATCCGGGACTTTGGGATCTCTCCACTCATCACCGGAATATATCTGCTCCGGTTGTAGGATATCCGTCACAATAGCACCATAGCAGCTATTGAGGAGCTCTTTCCGGAGCTGATAATATTCTTCCATACCGTCAACACCTTTAAGCTCTGTTTTGTCCTTATATAACTCAAGCACAGACTTCACAATGGGAGTAGGTAGATATCCACGCCGGTACCGGACAAAATAACCTATATGAGTCTTATCCTCGTCCCACTGGTAAGTCCGGCGGATGATATCATAATCTATCTCTGTTATGGTTATAATGAGATGTTCGGCAGATATCAATCTGCCGTTTGATACTGCATAGTTTTTGAGCATCTTACACTTACTTACCGGAATATAAAAGTCATTGAAAAATGTAGCCTGTACATTGAACAGCTCAATCTCAAAGATACATGCATAGTATTTAATATTGTGCTCAAACTCATCCTTGTTTCTGGGACGGACAAACTCACCTCTTGACATAGGAAACCTGTTATAAGCTACCATTACAAAAGGATAATCGGACGTATAATCCTCAGATCCGACACCCTTACATCTTTTCCTTGTTCTTTTCGGATTACTGTGAGTGAAACCTCCTCCGAAGGCTTCCTTGCATAACCTGTACTCCCGGTATCCGTCAAGCTGTAAAACATTCATCAGTCTCCGGTATTTGATATATGCCTTTGATGCTCCCTTTTTATGTGTCCTCTCTCCTCCATAAAGACATGCCCTCCGGAGATGATTCCGGACGTAGCCGGTTTTTGTGAGAGGTATCTTGACGATACTTCCATCCTGGGAGATCTTTTCCATGATGAGATGCTGCACTACTCTTATATCATTCACACAATAATCAAGCTCATCCTTATCAATAGGTGTTATCTTTGGGAGTCTTATGAGCTTATAATCCAAAGTGTGCAGCTTATCAACCGGGAGCATGGTAAGATCTTTTCCCACCTGTTCCAGAGACTTACCTGTGAGGATGTATGAGCATCTGAATTCAAAACCATCCTCTGTCACAGCATATGCAACTTTTCTCATATCAATAGCAAAGACTTGTTTCCATTTAAGATGTTTGCGTATCCATTGAAACTCATAAGAAAGATTATGATCATACAAAACAAGCCTCTTATAATATGACAGATCCAGAGCATCATGGAGAGCTCTCATTGTCTCCAGGAGAGACTCCCAGTCTCTCCCGGTAAAGTTTACACCACATACACCGAGCTGCCATATATACATACAGGCTTTTTTCTCTCCGTCCTGGTAAAAGGATGAGGTCTCAATGTCAAAGGCTGCCGGAATATTATAATACTCAATCCTGTTCTCTTTCCGTCCCTTAGCAGACATATATCTCTCAAAACCCTGCTTTGAGATCACATCATAAACGGTATCATATATATCATCTGATAAATGGATTATCAAGTTCCTCTTGAGCTGAGAGAGGATGAAACTGACCGTCCTCGTCAGTTCTGTTTTGATACTCTTGCTGCTCTCTGACATATCTACTCTCACTATCCTCCATAAGCTCCGGATATTTCTCCTCCAAAGCTGCTATAAGTTTATCTTTGGATCTTGCACCGGTTTTTTGATGCTGTCTCAATTCTTTGATGATAACATCTGATCCGATATTATAAACAGCAGCGGCATTATTCTCTCTCAGTCTATCCAGAGCACGGAATAATTTTTTTCTCTGAGCTACTGTGATCAATTCTCCGACCGCTTTATCCTGGTATTTTTCCGGAGGTTTCCTCTTTGCTGCTCCGTCCTTTGTAGCTCTCTTTTTCGTTGCCTTAGCTTTTTTCTTTGTATCCTCACCAAAGAGATCCAGGATGCTCTTTTTATACTTCTTTGTTCCGGCAGCTGTGGAAGTCTTAGCTTGTAAGAAGTCAGAGGCTCTTTGTATCTCGTTCTTGATTGCAACCTTTGTATCTTTACCTTTTATACTGAAATCTCCTCCGGACTTTTTAACATGAGCATATGCTGAGCTCCACTCACTCTGACCGGACTTCTCAAGTCTCCTCAGTCTCTTGTTTGCTGCTGAGTTTAATCTCATGGAGAGCTCCCGGAGCTCTTTCTCATTGAGCTTGTTTATGTCCCTCCAGTCCATATCTATAATATCCTGGATTGATAATCCCTTTACATTCATCCTCAATCACCTCCTAAGATCCTTTTATATCCGAAATAGGCAACGATTGATCTCCTCTCAAGAGACTCCCATCTTGATATGTTTGACTCACTCACTCCCAGGAGCTCCGCCATCTTTCTCTGGGAGATGCCTTTTTCTTTTCTCTTTTCGACCAGATTATTAAACTTAAGATCATAGTCCATATACTTATAAGTTTCCTCTGTCAACCTCTCCACCTCCTCAGCATCTCAATCTCTTGTTTGAGATCCTGCATCTCTTTATCTTGTTTTTCTATTACCTCATGCAATAAACAATTCTGATCTGTCCAGGATCTCCTCAAAAAATCAATCATTTGATGTAACTTTGTTATTTCCTCAGTCAGTTCTTTTGTGTTCAAGCTTATTCCTCCTCATCTGATAGTATAATATTGTGTATATCCTGTATTATATGATAAAACTCTACAATATTATCCTTTATATCTCTTATTGTTAATCTATCAACATCATCTCGTAATGCTTGATCTGTAATATCAAAATCAAAAGTCTCTAACACATCATTTATTTTATCAATTTTATTCATATTTCCTCCTCATAGAATCTATATAATGGATATTCACAAAATCCGCTCTGTGCATAAAAACCGGTATATTCTCCCAGGTGATTATCATCTACAAATTTCTCCGCCCAGGGATGATTATTGGTATCAAGATAAGCGTATCCTTGAGGGAGCTTATCAATGTTTACCGTCAATGTTGCAAACGGAAATCCGTCATCCTCTAATAACTGTAAAGCAAGGTTGCCATTATTTGCATATGTGCTTCTCTTTATATGTACCTTATATTCTTTATCATATATTATTAATGTCATATAAGCACCACCTTTGCATTATCGTATAAGGTAACTTCTTCATCAGCTTCAATATTTGCATAGTTGCCATTTGATAGAACCAAAGCGTTTATTGAAGGCATACTGTCAATATCCTTCAATAATACAGCGGGGCACTCCGCTTTTATATAAATACATCTACCACAATCAAACACTTGCCCCGGTTTTACATCTTTAAATTTTACTGTCCAACGTTTTTCAATTATCATATTTCCTCCTATGTAAAAGAGGGAGCATGTGCTCCCTCTCTTTGCAGCTTATTATCTTCTTGATCTTCTTTCCTGTCTGGATGCAGCATCTTTTTTCTCTTTCTCCGGGAGCAGCTCATCCAGGACTACATCAACGGCATCCTCAGCAGCTTCTTTCAAGATAGCAGCGGCGGTCTTATTCATCGGAATAACATCATCATACCAGTTCCCATCATTGCCCTTCTTTGAGGGGAAGCTCCAAAAGTCATGTCCGCCCTTAGAATGTACCAATCCGCACTTGATAGCAACAAAATCATTTATCCTCACCTGTCCATAGGCTATTGTGCCCTCTTTGTCTCCTGTAAGATAAGTGATCTGATAAGATACTCCATCCTTGACTTCTGACTCGTGCAGTATCCAGTCCTTAGTCTCTTTCTTTGTTTCCTCTGTCTTAGTGTTCCTTGCCATGTTTTTATCCTCCTATTTTATAATGATCCTCAGTCCGGACTCTAATATTATCCGGACATTTACATCCATGAGAAAAACCTCATCCTGTTTGATCTCAATCCGTCCGCTATATGCAGCGAAACCATACAATAGCTCTTCATTTCTCCATATCTCGATTCTCATCCTGACCTCCTTTGAGATAATCAGATACAATCTGATCATGTACCATTGTAAGCGTTTTTTGCGTTAAGATATGAAACTCATCAAGACCTTTAATGCCGTACGATTTAATCGCACTTTCATATATTTTATCAACGAGCATTGACAACATAGCACATAGATCAGAAGCACCACCCTCAAACATACAAGTCTCATTTTTTAACGTGAGCCCCTCACAATGGATATTAAATCTCATCATTGCCATCTTTCCTCACCTCCTCTCATAACTTTGTTGATATCGTGACATCATAACCGGGATATAAAGCTCTTACCAGGTTATCTCTTTCCTCTGCGTACATTGCATCCTTGAGTATGTCAGCAATATCCGAGATCACCTCACTCTGCTCACTGGGTGTCAGATGCATCTTATAAAATCCCATACATGTTCCCAGATATGAGATAAACTCGTCCATGTTGGATCTCATGACCTTGTTGTCACTCATGAAATCACCTCCCACTCCTCCGGAGTTTTTCCCATAAATCGACATTTCCATTTGTTCTGTGCATAAGATGAGCACAGTATACAATCCTCACAATTATGTTGTGTCTCACAAAATTCTGCTATTGTGCGGATTGCATCATTCAGTCCCAGGATAATGTCCTGAGCTTTTCCCACTCTGTCTCTAAACTCTGTATCTGACATATAGTATCTCCTTTCCGATGATTATCATCACCATGTCAAACATAACATAAACTTGACAAACTGTCAAGTATTTATTTGATATACTTGCAACTCACAGGCAACTCCCGGACATGTAGTCTCTCCAACCTCACCCACTCCACCGGAGATCTGTTGGTATGCTCCATCTCCTCCCATACACTGTGATGATGTTTCACGGAATGTTTCACGGGATGTATACTAATAGTAAAATTAATTGTGCTCTGAGGTGTAGTGTATGGGGGGATATCAC